GTTTCGCCCAGGACTTTGCGGGCACTTAACATGCCATTTGTCTGCAACGCTCGTTACTTCCTCGTAACGTACAGCCATGTCGAGGAGTTGGACCCCTTTGCACTTGTTAACTTCTTTGGAAGCCTTGGAGCTGAATGCATTGTGGGCCTGGAACCATACAATGCAACTCTCGGAGTTCACTTCCATGTGTTCGCAGACTTCGGACGGAAGTTTCGCTCTAGAAGAACTGATATTTTCGATGTCGACGGTTTCCACCCAAACATCTCACCAAGCCGTGGAACTCCTGAGGCAGGATACGACTATGCAATCAAGAATGGTGACGTTGTTGCAGGAGGGCTGGCAAGACCGAGCAGAGTGGGAGATTCTGGCCGTGCGGCGAAATGGCATCAGATCCTCGATGCAGAGACTAGAGACGAGTTTTTTGCGTTATGCGAAGAGTTGGATCCTGAGCGTCTGGTGTGCTCATTCGGCCAAATCCAAAAGTTCGCCGATTGGAGGTTCGCTGTGGAGCCGAAACCCTACGCTAATCCCGATGGAGTTTTTGACTTTGCCGATCATGGAGACCTCGAAGTGTGGCGGGATAATTTTCTCTTTGCCGACACCTCCGGAAGGTATGTTTAGCCGCTCTGTCGGGGGAATCCCCTCCCTTCGGGGGGGAGCTTATCGCTTGCCCCACATCCCCCTCTGTCGCTACAGTTTCAGATATGGATTAGGGCTGACTGGTTAGATCCAAGTCCCTCATTCTTTGGGGGCCAAGCAGAATGGGGAAGACCGTATGGGCAAGGTCCCTTGGAAATCATCTCTACTTCGGCGGAATTTTCTCCGCACGTGACATTGGAAGAGCTGGAGTGGAATATGCTGTTTTCGACGATATCGCCGGAGGAATCAAGTTCTTCCCCCGGTTCAAAGATTGGCTAGGGTGCCAAATGGAGTTTATGGTCAAGGAAATGTACAGAGACCCACATCTGTTTCGTTGGGGCCGACCGGCTATTTGGATAGCCAATAGCGACCCCCGTCACGATATGACTCACGAGGACATTGTGTGGCTGGAGGCCAATTGCATGTTTGTGGAGATAAGCTCGGCTATTTTTCATGCCAATATAGAGTAGCTTCGGGCCGAATGGTCAGCTGGTCCGTCGTAGCTGCGCCTTGTCGGGATCTAAACATATCCATCACATAGTAATCTCCCATTCCCGCCTTGCCTAAAGTAGAATAACTGGTTGCTTTCTCACCACCCCCGAGCTCATCGTCGTCGTACACGAGTGTCGACTTCATTGGGTGCCACCGTTTGTACGTGCGGATAAATCCGTCTTCGTTGCCTGAAGCTAAGCTGACTACCTTGTCGTATTTGATGGTGATACGTGAGTTATCCGTGGGTGCAGTCATGGGATCGATCCAGTCCGTGCCGACCTGTCCCTTGAAAAGGACACCCATGAGTGAGTACTGTGGGTCTTGACCGGCGTTACCGAGTACCTGGTTCATGACTCGGACGTAACCGGCCGATGTCTCGATGGCATTGCTGAAGGCGGTACCGGAAGCGGAACTGTTGGGAACGAGCTGACTCCCCTTCATGGTGAAGCATATGCGGCGCCACTGCCATGGCATGCCTGTATTGCATTGAATCTCGATCTTTTCTGCAAGGCCCACCATGTAACATGACGTGCTGGTGCGAGTGGAAGGGTTGAATTTGTTGCCTAACGCGCCTCCGAACGCGATAGTGTTGTCACGCGCCGTCGCGTTCCAAAGGAATGTTTGCGTGTCACTGTCCGGAGTGCTGCCATTGACAATAGCGGCATTGGTTGTGTACGTGGTGCTACCTTTCTGCGACGCACTCGTGCTGTTGGACCAGCACATCATCGTGTCGCGCTTCTTGATAGACGTGACGTTCAGGATACGTCTGTTGGACATACGTGGCTTCCGATAGGTTCGCTTCTTCGCGTAGGAGACGCGGCGCTTTGAACGGCCTTTGCGGCGTTTCGAGTTGGCCCACCCTGTTGTTTTTCTGCCACCATAGTAGCGTGATCGGGCCATTTTGTTGGGGCGGCATGAAGTTGCTCCGTCGGGGGAGACCCCCTGAACCCCCCGGCGCTGCGCTGGCTATAAGTACTTGGGCTGTGCCCTGTGTCCTGGGCTATAATATTA